GTTCTTCGCCCATTACTTGTGTGGCGATGTTAACTTTTTTGCGGAGGGCCTTTACGATTTTTTCGTCAACTGTGTCCTCCGCAAGTATATCAATATAAGTCATTGGTTTTTTCTGACTAATTCTATCAATTCTTGCTTCAGATTGCTGGCGTAATAATAAATCATAACCATTAGAATAATAAATCATGGTAGACGCACCGGTAAGTGTAATTCCATACCCTCCGGTCTGTGGTGTACCTACTAAAAAGCGTATTTTACTTTCTGGATCTTGCATTTCACGAATAGCTTTCTGTCTATCTTCGGGTGTTGTATCGCCATAGTAAGTCATCACAGAACCAGGGTATTCCTTCTCAATTTCTCTTACAATAGTGGCAATATCATGACGCCAATGCGCCCAAATTACAGCTTTACCTTCAACCTCTTCTAAAACACTCATTAATTCAGTAATACGATTATTTTTAATTTCTTGGATTGAGTCATCATCAGCTTTAAAATGACCACAAGTAATTTGCTGCAGTCTCATAATTTGAGTTACAGCATTAAACGTAGTAAGCATTTTACCATTAAGTTCAGCAAGAGCCATAGACTTCATTTGCTCATAGAGCCTTTTTTGTTCAGGCGATAATTGTATAATTCTTTTCATAAATGTTTTAGGTGGTAAATCTAAGCAATCATCTTTTAAAACACGATAAGAAAATTTTTTCACTGTTTCTGACAATTCATGTAAATTTCTATAACCCACAACTAACTGCACCGATCTTCCATTAAAATTAGCGGTCTTCATTAACGCATAACGCGTACGAAAAGCGTAATAGGAAGAAAAATCTAATAGATACTCATCTAAAAATTCACATTGTGTATATAAATCTAGCGGAGATTTTGTTACCGGCGAACCAGTCAATATTCTTCGATATTTACTTAATTTAGATAAACGTAGTATATTTTTAGTTCTTTGCGCATTTGGATTTTTAATGGTTGTGCTTTCATCAATAGCAACAAGTGCATTATGACAACTTAAAAATTTAGCAGCAAAATCTAGTCCTTTTTTAGTAGAAAAAGCTTCTACATTCATAATAAGAATGTGTAAGTCCACCTCAGGCTTAAATAAAGTATCTAACTTAGCCTGTTGTTTTTTATTAATTAAAGCTTGCCACAAAACTGCCTTCTTTTGTACATGGTCTACTAAGTGAGTAGGTATTTCAGATTCTAACCAGTTTTTGTAAACACCTTTGGGTGCCACAATTAAAGCTCCATTAATTTTACCTTTATCATAAAGCATAGATATATTATCAAGAAGCACTTTTGATTTACCCGTACCCATTTCCATAAATAGAGCAAATACTTCTTTTTTCCACGACATTTCCAATGCTTTTAATTGATGAGCATAGGGCTTTGTTTTAAATTTATAATTCATAATTTTTATTTCTACTTTCTATTGACATTTATATAATAAAGTCCTATACCTTGTCAAGAAAGTTATGAGTGATTATACAGATCTAAAAAAAGATAAAGAACCTATCGTTTATGTGCTGCAAGAATTACCAGGTACAAGAATGGGCCGTCCTAAATTTAATATTATGGGTGCTCAAAAATACGGTAAGTTAAAAGTGTTGTTAAGAGAAGACACACAAATTATTTTAAGTCCAGGTCCTATCATTTTTGAATTAAGACGTTTGTTAAAAGATTACAACTCGAACGATTATTTATTATTATCGGGAGATCCATCAGTTATTGGGTTGGCATGCGCCATTGTATCTGATATAAACAACGGTAGATTTAATTTATTAAAATGGGACAGACAAGAGAAAGTATATTATCCTCTAGAAATAAATCTCTACGAGAAAGGAAAGATAGATGAGTGAAAACTTACAAAAAATGTTTATTGAGGATGCACCTCAAGATGTTGATAATTTAACAGGTGCAGAAAATTTATCTGATTTAGTTCTTCAGTTACAAAAACTTGAAGATGAAGTTAAAGATGATGAAGAAGCTCTTAAACGTAAAAAACAACAAATAGATAAAATATCAGGAATAGCTATTCCTGAAATTATGCAGACTATGAAATTAAAGACAATGAAATTGTCTGATGGTTCTGGCATAGAAATTAAAGAGATATATAGCGCAACAATTCCTAGCGATAGGAAAGAAGGCGCTTTTACATGGCTTCGAGAAAACGGCCTAGGTGATCTTATTAAAAATGAGGTTACTGTTGCTTTTGGTCGTAACGAAGATAACAAGGCGAGCGAATACGCAGACCTTGCACGAGGTCGTGGGTACCAACCGACGCAAAAGCTGAAAGTTGAACCCATGACGCTCAAAGCACTGTTTAGAGAGCGTTCTGAAAATAATCAGGAATTGCCATCTGAACATTTTAACCTGTTTAAGGGCAACAAAACAAAAATAACAAGGAGCAAATAACATGACACAGGAAACAAGTGACATAGCGACAAAACAAGGTGGAGCAGTAGCGACTTTAGACTTTGTACAAGATTCAGGAATGGGTCTTGAGAACATTGATAAAGGCGATCTTGCATTACCTTTTCTGAAACTACTACAAAGTGGTTCAGATGAAACAAAGAAAAAACATGCTAAATATGTTGAAGGCGCAGAAGCCGGTATGTTTTATAATACAGTTACTAAAAAACTGTATAGTGGAGAGAAGGGAATTGAATTAATTCCTGTCTTTTACAGAATGACCTATCCAGAATGGGCACCTTTCGAACGAAGAGAGGGTAGACCTGTTCATAATGATAGAGGACCAGGCATTATGGCAAAGACAACTCAAAACGAACAAAACAAAGATATGTTGGACAATGGTAATCAAATCATTAAGACAGCAAATCATTTTGTTATTATCAATGGAGACAGACCTGAAAAAGCTTTGATGACAATGAAGTCTACTCAGTTAAAAGAGAGTAGAAATTGGAATTCATTAATGGAAAATGAATTTGAAATTGATCCTAAAAGCAAAAAGGCTGTACCAGCACCCATATTTTCTAGAATTTACAAATTAAATTCTGTTGAAAATTCAGGAAGCTTTACTTGGCATGGATACAAAGTATCGTTATCAAGAAAAGTTGACAACGCTGCTCTATACCAAATGGCTAGAGATTTTCATAATTCACTTAAAGCAGGTCAAAAGAAAACTGCTGAGAGTGCGGAAGAGAGTCAATCTAATTATTAATTTCTCGTAAGAGAAATGGGGGCGAGAGCGGGAGACTTAACTCGCCCCGAATAAGGGGTCATTATGTTAGATGAGTATATAAAATTATTTTCTGGTTACGATGGAGATTTTGGCATCGCCGATATGTCCAAGGCAAAGCTTGACTCAGAAAGAAATAAACTTAAACCAGATTATGAATGGGCAGGAAGACCCATTACACCCGTTGATTATAAAAACCACATTGATGGAAAAATATCAATCGGTATACAACCTTGTAGACTCGATAAAACAGCACAATTTGCATGTATTGATATAGATCCAAAAAATTATTCAGAATTTAAAGTCGAAAACTATCTAGCAAAATTTGAACAATATAAATTACCGTTAGTTCCGTTATTATCTAAAAGTGGTGGACTACATTGTTATATTTTTTTAAAAGAACCTATTCCAGCTGCAGATATAATAGAAGCACTTAAAGCATTTCTTCTTCCATTAGAATTAAAGCCCAATACCGAAATTTTTCCAAAACAAAAAGAACTAAAAGAAGATGAAAAAGGTGATATTAAACCAGGTAATTTTATTAATTTACCTTATTACAATAATGGAACTACAACGCGCTATGCTGTAGATAAGAATAATTCTAAACTATCTTTCGAGCAGTTTATAAAATTAGCCAATCAATCTATAATTACAAGACAAGAACTAGATGCAAAAGTAGAAGAAGCTCATAAAAATATTTTACTTGGATCAAATCCAGAATTTTCTGATGGTCCACCATGTTTAGCAAGATGTTCTAAATCTAAACTTGATGATGGTCGAGATCGATTTATGTATAATTATATGGTTTTTGCTAAAAAGAAATACAAGGACAAGTGGCATGATTTTGTGGCAAAAGCAAACTATGCATATTTAGAAAATCCATGGGATAAAGCTAAATTAGATCAAAAATTAAAAGCATGGGATAAGGAGACAGCAGGACACACTTGCTACGAAGACCCAATTCAAGATAAATGTATGCGAAGTCTATGTTATTCTAGACCTTTTGGAATTAAATCAGATAGCATTAATGCTTTTCCAGAAATTACTGATTTTCAAAAAATAAATTACGAACAACCAGAATATAGATTTAACGTTGTTTTACCAAATGATGATAAGTGTGAGGTTGTTATTCCTAATTTAAAACTAATGACAAATCAAAAAGAATTATTAAGTTTTATATGGGACCAAGCTCAAAT